TCATCATGTAGAATCCTATATAGGGGATGTTTTAACGCCTTAGTCTTACTGCCCTCGTCTGCATATTCATAAAGGTGCAGCGGCAAACTTGCGATAGCCTCTGATAAAACTCTTATGCAAGCATAAACTGCAGATATCTGCATAGCAGAACGTTCTGTTACGGTGTTTCCGGAAGTTGTGCCGCCAAAGTAATATCTGTAGCCAGACCCGTTCGTGGAATCTTGCGGCTTGTCTCTTGATTTAAATAGCTTTGAAAATACACTCATACGATATCCTCCATTCTATTTCTGAGACATCCCTGTTCACCTTTATTAGGAAAGTTCAGACAGGCAAAATTGCCAAAATAAAAGCGAGCGGCTTCATCATAAGCCCTCGCTGCGTCTTCAGCTGTGTCATAATAGCCAAGATGTTTAGTTTTGTCGTGCAGACTGATGTATGCCCGATATTTTCCTCTATCCTTCCTGTAACTGACTCCTTTAAACCCAGATGAGTTATGGCTTGGCAGCCGCATATTCCTGATATTTTGTATTGGGGTAGCTACTCTTAGGTTACACCGTCTGTTGTCTCTTGGGTTCCCGTTGATATGATCAACATAATTACTGTCACCGATTCCAAGAAGGTACCGTGTAAGTCTTACGTTCTTTTCTTTAATTCTGGCAATCGCATATCCATATTTGTCTATATACCAGCAATGCTTCTCAATTGCTTGCCGATCGCTTGTATCAAAAATAAAAAAGTCACCGTTTTCTGTGACATAACGTAAGTGATCATTGTCAGATTCAATGCGACAGCAATGGCAACATGTCGTCTGTCTGCCGCTAATCAGAAGTTTTCTGCAGACTTTTACATGATTTCCGCAATCGCATGTGCAGTTGTAGAAACTTCGGCGTTTCTTTTCGTTTGCATAGAAATCGGATCCAGCATATGAATCCACATGTAGTTTTCCAAACCTGCATCCGACAACATCGTTAACATCCATATGAATCACCTCACAGAAATAAAATACCGTGCTCATCATAAACAGATGAGCCGTCATCGTTACCGCCACGGAGTGCACGGTCAAGCCCCATCACTAGAGCAATTGCTCCGTCAATCTTTTCCGTTGATTTTTCCTTATCCATCTTGATATTGCCTGCTGGGTCACGCCGGATAAAGATGTTGTCCATCATCCAGCGAAGCACAGGATGACCACCGTGGGCGATCCTTTGTTCCAACGTTAACTTCATGAGTTCTTTTGTGGGACCGGTCATATCTTTGAACCCCTGTCCGAATGGAACGACCGTAAATCCCATGCCCTCAAGGTTCTGGACCATCTGAACTGCTCCCCAGCGGTCGAAGGCAATCTCCCGGATATTGAATCGTTCACCAAGGTTTTCGATGAACTTCTCGATGAATCCGTAGTGGATGACGTTTCCTTCTGTTGTTTCTAAGTATCCTTCCTTCTCCCAAAGATCGTATGGCACATGATCTCTCCGAACCCTGAGGTCCACATTATCTTCCGGAATCCAGAAGTAGGGGAGCACGACATATTTGTCTGTCTCGTCTCTTGGTGGAAAAACAAGAACGAATGCCGTGATATCTGTAGTGGAGGAGAGGTCAAGACCACCATAGCAGACGCGGCCTTCCAGGTCATCTTCATCCACAGAAAATGCACAGGCATCCCACTTGTCCATCGGCATCCAGCGGACGGCCTGCTTCACCCATTGGTTCAGCCGAAGCTGCCGGAAGGCGTTCTCTTCACCGGGGTTCTGCTTTGCTGAGTTGCAGGCAGCTTGTACTTTATCGATGCCGACCGTGATGCCAAGAGAAGGATTCGCCTTTTTCCAGACCTTTGGATCGGTCCAATCCTCAGATTCTTCAGCGCCGTAGATCACCGGATAGAAGGTGGGATCGATTTTCCTACCTTCGATGATATCAAGCGCCTTCTGATGGACTTCGTAGCAGATGCTGTTCGTATCCGTTCCAGCGGTCGTAATCAAAAAGTATAGTGGCTGCGTTCTGGCGTCGCCGGATCCTTTCGTCATAACGTCGTAGAGCTTCCGGTTCGGCTGCGTATGCAGCTCATCAAAAATGACGCCACTGGTATTAAATCCATGCTTGTTCGCCACATCTGCAGAAAGTACCTGATAGGTGCTGTTAGTTGGAAGGTAGATGAGCTTCTTCTGGGATTCCAGAATCTTCACCCGCTTATCAAGAGCAGGGCAGAGGCGCACCATATCGACAGCCACGTCATAGACAATCTTTGCCTGGTTTCGGTCCGCTGCGCAGCCGTAAACTTCAGCACGCTCTTCTCCGTCCCCGCAGGTAAGAAGCAAGGCGACCGCTGCGGCAAGCTCAGACTTGCCTTGTTTCTTTGGAATTTCAATGTAGGCCGTGTTGAACTGCCGGTAGCCATTCGGCTTTAGGATTCCGAAGACGTCGCGGATAATCCGTTCCTGCCAGTCGATCAGTTCAAAGGGCTTTCGGTACCAACTGCCTTTGGTATGACGGAGACTTTCGATAAATAGCACGGCATAGTCTGCGGCGTCCTTGCTGTACTTTGAGTCTTCTGCCATGAAACGTGTCGGCTTGTAATTCTTTAGTTTTCGCATGGCCAAGGGTCGTTCACTTCCTTTGTGGCATAAAAATAACCGCATTGCTGCGGCCTTCGTTTCATCTATTCTGTACGAGAAACAGAGCCCTAAGCTCCGCTTCCTTTTGTTTTCTTAGTTATATTCGTGAATCAGGATTCCGTAGGCCAGCTGGCTTGCTTCATCCTCCGGCTCGATATCCCAGCCTCTGTCGTAGTTCAATGTGGTTTTTCCATCCACCTTGATCATCAACTTGCTGATTCTTCCTCCGTCGATGCCGTAGTCTTCGCTCGGCTCTTCATAATGCTTTACCCAGTAATTACAAATCGTGTTTTCAATCTCGATGCTTCCCTTGCTCCACATAGTTTTCTTCCTCCTTGCTTTGTGCGCTTTTCTTTTGGTATGTGTATATTCGCTCTGATGCGCACATATAGCAAGCGGTATCTTTCGGATATGAAGTATTTATTCATAGACTTCCTGTACGAGAAAAAGCCCGTTTATGGGCTCCTTCCGGCATCCTTTAGCAGATGCTCATCTTGAAGGCATGCGCCTTTTCGTAGCCTTCTCCGAAGAAGGCTCTCCGAACGTTTACCTCGATCATCTCGCCGATCCTGCAGCCGGCTTCTTTGAAAAGCCAGAGGGTTTCAACCGCGTCGGTTGCCTGGCAGGAGTAGGTGAATTCCTTGATTCCGTTTTCCTTAAGGCAGGCTGTGATGGCTTCCACATCCCGATCCCAGATGACGTCGTCGAAGTTTAGGATTTCGTTCTCGTTGTCTTTTGACTTCTCAAAGGCTCTCCAGATGGTGTAGGCGACATCTCCCTGGTTTCTGAGTTTATCCATCGCTGCGTTTGCGGTTTCCCTTGCGATGTCTCTTTCTTCTGCGGTTTCCGCTTTGTCATAAGCTTTCTTTGCTTCCTGGATGGTTCTGTAGGTTTCTTCGAAAATGTTCTTCATGGTTTGCCTCCGTTTGTTTGGTGTGTTTCTTTTGTTAGTGTATATATCACTCTAAACGGATGTAATAGCAAGTCATTTATCGGAGAAAATGTGTATTTTTCAGGCGTTTTCGCTATCTCCATGAAGAATGAAATGGACGTATTCTCTGCGGTGAAATGTGAGGTAGAGGACCAAGTCGTAGAAATCCCGCTCGTAGGCGAGACGCTGCACCATGTTCAAGTCGAACATGTTCGTAAGGCCGGTGCCTTGGATCGCGAGAATCTGTTCTTTTACTTTTTTGTCCATGTCATTCACCGACCTTTCTTACGATGTCCTCACCGTAGATCACATTCAAGCCAGAACCGTCGTCCCAGCTGACAAGCAGGGAACCGGTGTCGTCAATGCCGTTGACCGTGCCACACGTTCCTTCAGGTGGTGCTTGGACATCGTCCATCTGAAGAAGCTCCACGCGGGTTCCGTCAGGGTACTGTTTTCTTAAGTCTTCAAGCTGCTCTGCACTGATCGTTCTCATGCCTGCACCTCCGTTTCCGGAGCGCCGTTTTTCCAGCTGGAGTTTCCGGAGAGGTTCCTAAGCAGGATTTTACGTTCTTTCTTGTAGTCAGCTCCGATGAACCCAAGCCGAAGAAGGAAGCAGCGGAACGTGTACTTCTCATTGGTTACCGGCATCTCTCTGCTGCTTGCCCGCTTAAGTTCCTTAGTGAGTTTACAGAGCTTGGAAATGAAATCCGTATAGGCTTTCGCTTCCTCTGCCTCCGGCATTTCAGAAAACCATGGGAATGCAATCCGGTCTTCCTTAATCTCAAACCCAAGGTCACTGATCCCAAGGGCATGACGGATCAGCGTTCCTTTTGCCTGAAGGATGTTGGAAAGGTTGCCGACGCTTACTTTATCGAGCGGAACCTCGATGGTAAGTCCGCATTTTTCTTCCTCGACCTTTTCGTCCTCAACATTGTCTGATGGTACAAAGGCGACTTTCTTCAGTTCTTCTTCGATGTGACGGAGCTTTTCTTCATCTTCGCAGAATACGGTTCCGGTTTTATCCACCGTGACATCACCGATCTTGTAGGCGCAGGTCGGCATGTACTGGTACTCGGATACATCTCCGGTGATCCGGCAGATCTCTGTAACCAGGGATTTCCGTTCTTCTCCTGTTGCGTTATAGCTTAATTTCATGTTGCGTACCTCCTTGTGATGTGTTCTTTTGGTACGTACATATATCGCTCTAAAAGCCTTAAATATCAAGCTTTATGTGAGAATTCTTCAGGCGGTTTCGACTTCTTTGACCAGGTCAGAATATGGGATTTTCTTCCCGCCACGTTCGACAAACACGTGCTCGGAATCACCGGTATCTTCCACGTATCGACGGAGGATGACCGATGCGTATTTCGGGTCGAGTTCCATTGTCATGCAGGTCCGGTTCATCTGCTCGCAGGCCATCATCGTGGAGCCCGAGCCACCGAAGGTGTCGAGCACGATCGCGTTTTCCTGACTGGAATTTTTGATCGGGTAGGAGAGAAGATCAAGCGGTTTAGATGTCGGATGGTCCTTGTTACGTTTCGGTTTGTCGAAGTTCCAGATCGTCGTCTGTTTCCGGTCAGAGTACCACGGATGTCTGCCATTCTGTAAGAATCCGTAAAGGATCGGCTCATGCTGCCACTGATAATCCGACCTTCCAAGTACCAGTGAGTTCTTTACCCAAATACACACACCGGCTAAGTGAAATCCTGCATCGATGAAGGCCTTCCGGAAGTTGAGCCCTTCCGTATCTGCATGAAACACATACGCAGCACCACCTTTCTCTAAGTGATCCGCCATGTTGGTAAATGCAGCAAGCAGGAACTGATAAAATTCATCGCCTTTTAAGCTATCGTTTTCAATCGTAAGTCCGTCGGACGCCTTGAACGAGACTCCATACGGCGGATCCGTTACGATAAGGTTTGCGGTCTTATCACCCATAAGTGTATCTACATCTTCAGAGAAAGTAGCGTCTCCGCAGAGCAGCCGGTGCTTTCCGACTGTCCAGAGATCACCTTTTTCTACGAAGGAGGCTTTCTCAAGAGCAGCAGTCAGATCGAAATCATCGTCCTTTGCACCTGTATCATCGGGATTCATCATCAGTTTTTCCAGATCCTTTTCATCGAATCCGAGAAGCGACAGATCATAGTCGTCAGCCTGAAGATCAGATAGTTCTACAGAGAGCATGTCCTCGTCCCATCCGGCATTTAATGCCAGCTGATTGTCCGCTAAGATATAGGCACGCTTCTGGGCGTCTGTCAGGTTCTCGGCAAAGACGCAAGGGACGGTTTTATATCCTTCTTCCCGTGCTGCCTGCACGCGTCCGTGACCGACGAGGATGTTGTACTTGCTGTCGATCACAGCAGGGGAGACAAATCCGAATTCCCGGAGGCTTGCTCGCAGCTGAGCGATCTGCTCCTTGGAGTGGGTTCTTGCATTTCTTGCATACGGTACCAGCTTGTCGATCGGTACCTGTTCGAATTTTACTGTGTCCATTTATCGTCCTTTCCGTGAGCGGAGGAGCTGCTCCATCGTGTCATTCGGATTATCCGTAAACTCCTCGGTGCAGTTCTGCTTTACGATGTCATAAATCTCCATCCAGATCAGGTTGGCGGATTTCTGAAACTGAGAAGCCATCTGAACGAAGGGGGAGGAGATTACGCCGCCAGTCGTCGGGTGCTTGCCGAGGAGTCCGTAGGTCGATATCGCATCTTCGCACTGAATGTATCTGGCGAAGTTCTGTGCATAGGACTCGATGAGACGCTTGTTTACGAGATTCTCGCAGTGGCGCTTCTTGAGCCAGAGCCAGGTTTCTTTGTAGATCGCATCCGCACCGAGCGGCTTTCCGTTTTTCTGTTTTGCGGACAGATACTCATCAGGCTTCGGCATGTCGGCTCCTTGAAGCACAGCGCCTTCCGGAAGATCAACGGCATCCAGTTCTTCTGGTTCGAGATCCGGGATGTCGTTTCTCATGACCTGAGGTCTTTGTCCTTTAGCTATTTTTTCAGCGGCAGATGCTGGTTTATCACCGGCACGTATTCGTCTGCCGCCGCGGTATGTTCCGTCTTTTGCCATGTTTATCATTCCTTTCCTTAAGGCGGCAGTTTTTAATTCCCCGTTTGAACCGGAAAAAATTCACGCGATAGGGGGCGCCGGTATCCTGAGCGGCCCGCGGTAGAGATTTCTCCTCCCCCTGGGTCAGCGCTTGCCTTTCCGTTTATGCATTTTCTCGTGGCAGGAGTGGCAGAGGCTCATCAAGTTACTTTCATCGTTGCTCCCGCCTTCAGACAGTGGCACGATGTGGTGCACTTCTTCCACCGGAACGTACCGTCCTTCAAGAAGGCAGCGCTCGCAGAGCGGGTGCTTGCGTACGTAGCGGGTGCGGATCTTCCTCCACTGCCTGCCGTATCGCTTGCCGGTGGAGTAGCCGCGGGTGAACGTGTCGTAGTGACGCTGCATCATCTTTTCATGCTCCTCGCAGTAGGTGTGATCCGTCAGACGAGGGCATCCTGGGTAGCGGCAGGGCCGCTTGGGTTTTCGTGGCATGGCTTCTCCTTTCCAGGCAAAAGAAAACCTCGCAAGGGGATTTCCTTACGAGGTGACTTATCCTAACTTTCTACACTATCATTTTACTCTTTAGATTCATGCACTCAAGTGAAGTGAACTGCACTCGACTGCACATGACTGCACTTAACTGCACTCTTCGTTGATGACCCGGTCCAGCTCCTCAAGCGCGTAACCGTGAAGGGAGTAAACCCAGCGAAGGGAGTAGAACATGTTTAAGGAAATCTCTTCCCAGGACTCGTTCTTAAAGTAGCGGGAGATCAGAACCGTCTGGTAGTCAGGCTCCTTAATCTTTCCGATGTAGTCAAGCGCCTCGGTTTTCCTTTCCGTCAGTTCATCTTCATCGCGCTTGATCTCTTCCTCAAGGCTTAACATCTTCACGATGGTTTCTTCCAGGCGGGAGGCTTCACTGCCTTTACTTTTAGGAAGGTCAGAAAAGGCAGGGGAACTTACCGAGCGGGC